GGTGACTTAGATGCACAAGGCAACAAAATACAAAATCCAATCCTAGAAGACTATGCTGAAACAGTATACAACATTGGATCAAGTGACACACCAACTATCACAGTATCAAATGGTAATGTGCAAAAGGTTACTATCTCAGCAGGACTTGACTTACCAGCATTTGCAGATGCCGCAACAGGACAATCAGTAACACTAGTTGTTAGTGGTAGTGGTTCAGCAACTGGCACTGGCAATCACAAGTTTGCAGGTGGCAACAAAACACTCACAACAGACAGTGTAGTATCAATTTTTTATGACGGAACCACATACTGGACTTCAATAGCAACAGATTTCCAAGCGTAAGGGAGGAACGATATGCCATTTGGAGCAAGTAGACTAGCATTTTTAGCAAAAGCCGCAGAAGCGGCGGCGGCGGCTGGCAGAACAGCAAAAACATTTATAACTGTAAAAGATCCTGCAATATCAACAGATCAAAGCAAGTTTGGTGGTGCAAGTGCAGAATTTATAGGAACACACAGTTCCAGTGGAACCAGTGACGTTATTCGCACTAACCAAAGTAGTGACTTTATCTTTACAGGTGATTTTACTTGGGAATGTTGGGTATACTTTGTAGACAACAGCACCAGTGACGGTATGGTTATAATGAGCAACAGAGGTAGTTTTGCTAGCCATAACCTTTACGTTCAAGCAAGACACTCAGACCAGAAGTGGCAGTGGGGCAACTCAACTATGGGTGCTAATGTAACCACACAAACTTGGAACTACAACACTTGGTATCACGTTGCAATAGTGCGTAGTGGCTCAGGATCAAACAACTTTGCCCTATATGTTAATGGCACTAGTCTACAAACAGACACTGACACCAACACAATTGGTTTGGCAGGCACCAGTGACTATATTGCCTTAGGTGCTATCTACAATGCATCAACTCCTAGTTTTGGATTAAATGGTTACATTGACGAAGTTCGTATTTCACCAATTGCAAGATACACAGGTTCATTTACACCAAGCACAACAGCATTTGAAAACGACGATGATACAGTGTTGTTGATGCATATGGATGGCTCAGATGGTTCAACTACATTTACAGATGACAATAGTGCCGTTGCGGCACCAGCAGGTAGAACAGCCAAAACTGTAACAGCAAGTGGTGATGCACAAGTAAGCACAGCACAAAGCAAGTTTGGTGGAGCAAGTCTATACTCAGATGGTGTTACAGACTACCTAACAGTTGATGCACACGCAGACTTTGTTATGGGATCAAATGACTTTACACTTGAAGCCTGGGTAAGACCCGCAAGCACAGGTGTAGGAAGTGGTGATCAAATTATTAGTAAATGGAGTGGCGGTAACGGATACTCCTACGGTTTAACATATGGCACTAGTTCACCTAAAAACAACATCAGAGCACTTGTTAATGACACAGGTGGTATTAGAGGTGTTAGTATGGGATCAAGTCCACTCACAGTAGATGCGTGGAATCACGTTGCTCTTGTAGTTGAAAGCGGAACACTTGCACTATATGCAAATGGTAACCGTTTGGGAACAACCAGTGTAACAGCGTTTAATGATGCAACCAACACTGACATTACTATCAGTGCTTTAGGAGGCGGATCATATTCACCAAATCACTATCAAGACGAAGTTAGAATCAGTGACGTAGCAAGATACACTGGCTCAACATACACACAACCAAGTGGGCAATTTACAAATGATGCCAACACACTGTTGTTAATACATATGAATGGCACTAACGGTTCAACAGACTTCCGTGATGACAATGGCACATACAGAACTGAAGTAGGAGTTAGTGCTCACGGCAATGCACAAATAGACACAGCACAATCAAACTTTGGTGGCGCAAGTCTACAGTTAGATGGCAACGACGACTACTTAACAATACACGGTGAAACAGGATCATTCAATGACGAATGGGTAAATGGTTCAGAATGGACTGTAGAGTATTGGGTGCGTGGCACAAGTTACTCAGGTTATGAAACACACTTTGGTGATTGGGGCAACGCAAGTGACAGAAGTTTCTTCCTAGGATCAGACACAGGTGGAGACATTATGTTCTTCTACACTGACTCAGGTGGCACACTAGACACAGCAATACGTGCAGACTCAGTGCTGTCAACCAACACTTGGCATCACATTGCACTTGTAAAAGATCCAACTAACTTTACACTGTATGTAGATGGTTCAAGTGTAGACTCAGGTGCTAGTGAAAACATTAGAGCACAAGGCAACCCCACAAGAATAGGTTCAGCGGCAACAAACTTAGAAGACTTTGTTGGTTACATAGATGAAGTTCGTGTAAGCGACACAGCAAGATACACAAACAACTTTACAGTTCCAAGTGCGGCATTTACAAATGATACCAACACTCTATTACTATTGCATATGGATGGCACAGACGCTTCAACTACAATTATAGATGATAACAGTTAAGGAAACGCAATGACTTGGATAACCACAACAATTGACACACAACATTTAGATCAAGACTCAGACTTAGTATTAAATGCTCGTCCTGCTATCAAACAAACAGCAGACAATGTTAACCTAGTCAAAGAAAAGTTTGATATTGCAAGTATTCAAAACAATCAAAGTCTAAGATACAACACCACAACTGGTGCACTTGAACCAGTGCTGTTGAGCGACACTGTGACTGGCTTTACAGCACAACAGTTTATTGCTCAGTCAACACTTACACCAAGTTCAACTGTAAACTGGGACTTAGATGCAAATCAAACAGCATCAATCACACTCAATCAGTCAATAACACTTGCTAACCCTACAAATCAACAAGCAGGTGCAACTTATACACTGTTGGCAACACAAGACTCAACAGGTGCAAGAACCATAACATTTGGTTCAGATTATTTGTTTCCAGAAGGCTTATCACCAACACTGAGTGTAGACGCAGATAGTGTGGACCTATTGGTATTTTACTCAACAGGCACAAAGATGTTGGGCACACTAATGAGGAACTACAGTTAAATGTTTTGTATGCCGTTATTACAGAATCCCAGACGTGAAGGCGCACAAGCCTTGGGTGTAGGCGGCATTGGCTTCGCCAACGACTATAATGATTCAAATCACAATGGCACAGTTAGAGCACTCTATCACACTTGGTTTGAGCCAGGTGGAGCAACACTGAGTAGAGACTACATTGATGGCACAATTAATAGTGGCAGATACGGTGGATGTTTTTCATTTACTATTGCTTTTTGGGCTTATCACGTAGGTGGTGAAATACTCATAGACACACAAGTAAGTGAATATGAAGAATCAGGTTCACACAGAAGTTTCATTAAGATTACCAATGGCTCAGTTGAATTTGTTGGCAACAGAGTAGAAAGAATTATTCAACCAGGATACAACTATCCACAAAGTGAAACATATTCAGTCACAGGCAACACCAATGCGTGGCGACACTACCAATTTCACGCTAGACTAAAAAGTGATGGCACACAGGACTTTACTTTTTATTATGATGGAGTAAGTCAAGGCACACGCAACCAATCAAACGACAACAGAATACTACTCATAACCTATCAACAGATTCTAGTTGGTTCAAACAGTTGGCACGTAGGACAAGGTATGTTGTTGGGTGTAAGAAACGAACAACACACTGGTTATCCATTTACTGTTGACAAAGGTTTATATTCAAATCCAACTGTTAACGGACCAGAAAGATTCCCAGGCAAATTAGATGCAACAACAGACGGTTTCAATGGTGGCTTATATCAATTGTATGTGGCGTGGAAACACGGAGTAGATGCAAATTGGATGCCCATAGAAACAGCATCATACAGAGCAAAGTTTTACAATGGTGGCGTTAGAGATTTAGGCACAGACGGCACAAACACAGGATTACCACAACCACAAATATTTCTTAGAGGCAACAACGGTGCGGACCTCACAGATGGCGGTAGTATTGGAGGATCAAGTTTACAAGGCTACAACAGTGGCAACGGAACTTATTTCTCATTAGGCACCAACGACACAAGCGACTATTGGCAGTGGATGGAATCAGCACTGTATAATATTCCAAATACAACTCCACAAAGGACACAACCTTATTGGACAAGAACAACATCACAATCAAGTGACACATTTAGTTAAACATCAAGGAGAAAAACTATGAGTGCGGCAAGCAACTATTTAGAAACGAAACTTTTAGATCACAGTTTAGGAACAACATCCTGGACAGCACCAACAACGGTGTATGTGGGTCTATTCTTAAACACCAGCGGAAACGCTACAGCAAACCTGGAAGCAGGAACACTGTCAGACGAAGTGCCAGCCACAGTAAATGCAAGTGCATCAGGCTACGACAGAAAAACAATTACTTTTGACGCGGCATCAAGCCCAACTGGATCAGCAGGATCAGGTTCAACTGTAACATTTACAACAGCCACTGAAGACTGGGGAACAGTTACTCACCTGGCTATTATGGATGCGGCTACTGGCGGCAATGTATTATACTACGGAACACTAGACAGTAGTAAATTAATTGAAACTGGTGACACATTTGTTATTCAGGCATCTAACCTTACAATTACACTAGCATAAGGCAAGGCTTGTGTCTGACATTGTATATTTTGACGACGATTATGTAGCCAGTGGTTATACTGTCTACACTGCCTCTGCCACCGCGAGTGTGTCAGCGGCTACTAGTCTAAGTGCGTCAGCACAAATATTAAGTGTCAGCGATCTAGCAGGTTATGTTCACCCTGACTATTTTGACGCAGGTTATGTAAGTCAAAATGTCTACGCTAGTGCGGCTCTAACTGCCAGCACAAGCACAAGTGCAACAGCAACACTAGAAATATATGCAACAGCAACAGCAGACAGTTTCACAAGTCAATCAGTTGGTGCTGATAGAACAAGACAAGACTCAAGTAGCATCACACTACAAAGTAGTCTAAGTGCAAGTGCAGATGTGTTGTTTTATGCTTCAGCAACTGTAGATGGGACTGTTCTACAATCTACAACACCAGAGAGACAAAGACGTGCTGGGGCTCAAAACCTTACAGTGGCGTTTGGTGTTGGTGCAGATGCAGACGTTGAACGAGGTGCAACAGCAACTCTAAACAATGCAATAACACCATTAATATCAGCAACATATCAAGTAGGTTTACTATCAAATGAATCAACCTGGGATGAAGTAGGTGTTCAATGGCAAACATATCCAGGCTCAGTATGGGGTGCAAATACCTTTATTCTGCAGGCACTGTCAGGAATGTCAGCAAGTGCTTCAGCACAACCTGGCTTGGCACCTGAAGAGTTTGAAGTTGCAAGTGCTTTAGATGTTACACAAACATTTGTTGGACAAACCAAAACAGCATCAGCAAGCCTTAGTGTAGACACTGGTGTTTCAACTGTTTACACTAGAGTAAAATCCAGTGGTTTATCAGCAACTGTAGACACCGCAAGTAGTCAAAGTGCTGTTTACACAGCAGGACCTACACTTGATTTACCAGTATCAACCAGTATAAGTGCAAATGCAATCTTTAGAATTATTGGTTCAGCAACACTAGCAAGTGAATTTATAGTTGATATTGTTGTAAGTGCTGACGCTTTCTTATTCCCAACAGCAACACTTCAAGCGAGTGCAAGTAGAACTAGAAGTAGTCCTTCAGAACTAGCCGCACAAGTTACTACACAGTTCACAGGAATAGTAGGGCATACAGAATTTGCAGATGCCGCACTTGAATCAATTGCAGACATACTTGCTGTTGCGGCAGCACGTAGAAATGCCTCAGGCACATTCCAGGGTGTAAACTCTACTATTGCATATGGTAGAATCCTTGGCTTTGATCCAGTTCGCAACTATGATGTTGACAGTGAAACTAGATATAGTCGTGTTCTTGAAGAGTCAACAGAATTTGTAGTTGGTAAACAACAACCAATTTATAAAGTAACACAAGAAAGTGGCGGCTTGCTAGTTCCTCAAGAAACAAGGAACCTACGCACAAGTAAAACCACATACCAACAAAGGAGACAATTAGCGTGACTGACATAACAGGATTCAAACAAAGTGTCAAAGGTTCGTATATACCAAAAGATCCTGATGCACAATTAACTTACACTGTTGATTGGACTGACTGGTTAACTGGCAATGATACATTGCAAACAGTGGCTTGGACAGTATCAACAATTTCAGGAGACTCAGCACCAGTAACAGTAGCCGCAAGTGGCATTGTAACTGGAACACAAAAAGCCTATGTAGAACTCACAGGCGGAAGTGTGCAAGAGATATATGAAGTAAAAAACACTGTCACAACAGCAGACGGTGCTGTTGACTCAAGACGTTTTAGAGTAAAAGTAGAAAACAGGTATCTATAATGGACAAGCCAGAGGACAAAAAGAATTACAAGGAGATAGCCAAAGCCAACAAGGATTTGGTTAGACGTCTCTCAGAGATTCATTGTTCATTGGCGGAAATATCCCACATCACAGGAATAAGCAAAGGCACACTAGAAAAGAAATACTCAAGCGAAATAGATCAAGGCAAAGCAAACGGCACAATGGGATTACGCAGAACACAGATGACTAGAGCAATGGATGGAGATCCTAGAATGCTTATATTTTTAGGAAAGAACTTACTTGGACAATCAGAAAATCCAAATGGTGGAGATGACTCAACTCCGTTACCTTGGACGGATGAGGATATTTAATGCCATTAACTAACCCACAAAAACAAGTAGCCGCTTCAGACAAACGCTGGCGCGTTTTAATTAGTGGACGCCGCTTCGGGAAGACTACTTTAGGTATCAGGGAGATATGCAAACACGCAAGTCGTCCTGGCACAGTGTGTTGGGCTGTTTGTCCTAGTTACAGACAAGCCAAAAACATTTGGTGGTTAAAACTAAAGAAGAAATTATTTGCACTACATTGGATCAGAAAAATTAACGAAGCAGAACTTACAATATTTCTTAAAAATGGATCACAGATTTCACTCAAAGGTGCAGAAAACTATGACAGTTTACGTGGTAACAGAGTAGACTTCCTAGTAATGGATGAGGTTGCAGATATCAAACCAGAAGCGTTTTATGAATCACTTCGTCCAACATTATCAGACAGTTTAGGATCAGGTTTGTTTATGGGCACACCAAAAGGATTAAACTGGGCATACGACTTATTCAACAACACACAAGTAGATGACGAATGGGGCAGTTGGCAATTTACAACTGAAGAAGGAGGCAATGTGCCTGCTAGTGAATTGGAATCAGCACAACGCCTACTTGATGAAAGAACATACAAACAAGAATACCAAGGATCATTTGAAAGTTTTTCAGGTAGAATATACTACGGATTTGAACGTGAAAAGAACGTTGAAAAATGTGTAGAATATGACTTAGAAAACGCTCATTATCCTGAAATACTACACATAGGAGAAGATTTCAACATTGATCCTAGTGTTGCTGTAGTGGCATATGAACGTGCTGACGGAGTTATGCACATCATAGACGAAATAGGTATTTTCTCAAGCAACACAGATGAAATGGTAGATGAAATCAAAACAAGATACCCTAAATCAAAGATATTTGTTTATCCTGATCCAGCAGGCAGACAAAGAAAAACATCAGCCAATGGAATGACGGATATTATAATACTACAAAATGCTGGCTTTGTTGTTAAAGCACCCAACAGCCATCCTCCAGTAAGAGACAGAATAAACGCTGTCAACTCACGATTGTTGAGTTCAACAGGTGAAGTAAGACTGGTGGTAGAACCTAGGTGCAAACGAATCATTGAGGGACTTGAACGACAAGTCTACAAAGAAGGAACCCAACAACCAGACAAGGACAGTGGATACGATCATTGGAACGATGCGTTAGGGTATATGGTTCACTACAAGTATCCTCTTAGACGAGATACAAACAAATCAGAAGTCACAACTTGGAAACATAGGACAGGAGCATAACGAATGACGGACTACAATAGATACACAAGCACAAATGATGCTTATGAAAAACACTACAAGCGATGGAAATTTTTACTCGCTAGTTATATGGGAAGTGAAGTATATCGCAATGGCGAATACTTGACACGCTACCAAATGGAAACAGAAGTTGAATATCAAGAAAGGCTCAGCACAACGCCACTTGATAACCACTGTAAGGGTGTGATTTCAATCTTCAACTCGTTCTTGTTTAGACAACCTGCTTATAGAGAATATGCAAGTTTAGAAAATGATCCTAGTTTGAAACCATTCTTAGATGATGCAGATCTAGAAGGCAGAAGTTTAGATGCGTTTATGAAAGACGTATCAACATATTCAAGTGTGTTTGGACATACTTGGGTAATACTTACAAAGCCTAAAACAAACGCAAGAACCAGAGCAGAAGAGTTATTTCAAGAAGTCCGTCCTTATGCAAGTGTGCTAACTCCTCTTTCAGTTCTTGACTGGCGTTATGAACGTTCACCGTCAGGCTACTATGTTTTAAGTTACTTGAAATATGTTGAAGATATGAGTGATGGCGAATTGGTTATTAAAGAGTGGACAGCAGAAGACATCTATACAACTGTATTAGATGATGAGAAAAAAGAAGTGCGTTCATCAATGAACGAAGTTAATGAACTTGGATTGATTCCTGCGATATGTGTTTACTCAAATCGTTCACCTATTAGAGGTGTTGGTATTTCAGAAATTGGTGACATTGCTGATTTGAATCGTTCAATATACAATGAATACTCAGAAATTGAACAGTTGATTAGACTACAAAACCACCCAAGCCTAGTTAAAGTTTCTACTACAGAAGCAGGCGCTGGCGCTGGTGCAATCATTCAAATGGATGAGAATATGGACCCAGGCTTGAAGCCATACTTGTTACAACCAAGTGGTGAAAGTCTAGAAAGCCTATACAAAAGTGTAGAAGCCAAAGTAGATGCTATTGATAGAATTGCACACCTAGGAGCAATGCGTGAAAACAAGGCTTCAACAATGAGTGGTGTTTCAAGACAAATGGAATTTGAACAACTTAATTCAAAACTGTCAGAGAAAGCAGACAACCTAGAACTTGCTGAAGAGCAGATGTGGAGATTGTTTGCTGTTTATCAAGGTAAAACTTGGGATGGATCAATTGACTATCCAGACAGTTTCAACATACAAGACAAACATTCAGATATGGCTCTACTAGAACAAGCCGCAAGAACAGCACCAGCAGATCCAAGTGTAAAAGCACTATTGGACTTCCGTGTTAAAATGCTGTTGGATGATGAAGAAGAGTTTGTGTATGATGATGTTGAGCGTATGAAAAAACGCATTGAAAAAAATGCTGAAATGGAACACGCACCATTAGATGCAAACACATTTGATGCACACATTGCTGAAATGATTCAACAAGGATACACAATGGAACAAATTGTTGAACTACATCCAGAGTTTTTAACTGTTCTTACACAAAGGTTAGGTAATGCGCCACAGTCAACCAACTCATAAACTGGGCAAACAAAACCAGCCTATGAATCAACCTTGGTTATACTATGAACCATTTGACACCACTGTGGCAGAAGCACTTATTCAATATCACTTTGAAGGCTTACAAAAGGATTATCCTAAATGGAAAAACCGTTTGAACAACACAGCAAGAAAGAGATGCAAGAGACATTTGTTGGCTCTGTCAAGACTCACACATTGGATGCGTCAAGAACTACAAAAACAATACAATGAATTTGATAATGTTACTGAATTCAAACAACAACTAGAGGATCCTGAATATGGCGAAGAAAGCAACACTACAACCAACCTATAAAGGATATAACTGTAAAACGCCTGGATGTGGAGGGCACAAGGCAGGACACAGTTATGCGTCAAGTGGTGGATCAATACCGTCACCACATAGCCAGTCATTTAACGAGGGTATGACTAGTTATCAATATGCGATTACAGCACCTAAGGCGTCAAAACCAAAGAGTCTTGTAAGTCGCAAGGTATTAGGTGCACTTGCCGCTGGTGCGGCACTGGGTGCTAAAAAAGGAGGGTAAAACTATGGCTATGAAAAAAGCAAAGAAGAAGAAAAGTAAAAAACGCGGTAACCGCAAGTAAAACAGTCATTTAACACCACTATTTTATGTTTGGTGATAAATAGATATACAACAAATTACTCTTTAAGGAGGTAGTGTAACGATGGACACAACAACAACCACGGAAGCAATAGAGAATACTGACGCTCAAGCAAACCAAGATAGTCAGGCAACAGAGACAGAAGCACAAGGAAGAATGTATTCGCAATCAGAGTTTGATGACGCTATGGCGAAAATGAAACACGCTGTTACGAATAAAGCAATTCGTCCTTATCAAGAACTTGGAGACTTAGACGAACTTCGCCAATTGAAGACACAGGCTGAACAAAAGCAGACTGAAGAAGCAATGAAAAAGGGTGAGTTTGAAAAAGTGCTAAGTGATATGGCTTCAAAAAAAGATGCTGAGATCGCACAACGAGATAGCATCATTAGAGAATATAGGGTGGATACACCTTTGGTTAATGCGGCGGCAAAATACCGTTCAATCAACCCAGAACAAGTCAAGTCTTTGCTGAAAAGCAATCTAAGACTAGGCTCAGAAGGCGAAGTTGAAGTAGTAGGCGCTGATGGAACAGTAAGATATACAGACAACGGCACAGCAATGGGCGTTGATGATTTGGTAAAAGAATTTCTTGACACAAATCCACATTTTGTATCTCCTACTCCAAGCACAACCAATACACAAAATTCTATAATGAATGAATCTAAAAATGTTGATGTTAGCAAACTGGATATGTCAAATCCAGAACATAGAAAAATATATGCAGAACTTAGAAAACAGTCTGCATAGCCTAAAATATAAGGAGAACTATTATGGCTAATAATACTACAATCAATAGTGAACTCTTTACCAATCTGTTGGCTGAAGCACAGTTTGCGATGTATGAGAATTCAATTGCTCGTCAAATCGTAACACCGTTCAACTTCCCAGCAAACGCAGGTAAAAGTTTACAAATTCCAGTTTACTCTGGTGTAACAGCGGCTGCACTTACAGAAGGCACAGCGCCATCTGCGGCAGACACAAATACAACTAGTGTTTCACTTGACTTAGGTGAAGTAGGAACATACTTCCAAGTAACAGATATGTTACGTGACTCAGCACAACGCGACGTGATTGCGGACTTAGGTTCACAAGCAGGTAGAGCGATTGCTGAAAAAATGGACGCAGATGCATTTGCATTGTTCAATTCATTCACTAACTCTGTAGGAACAGAAGACGCAATCATCACAGTTGACAATATCCTTGACGCTGTTGCTACTCTACGTGGCAATAAAGTTATTGGACCATTGGCTTGTGTGTTAGGTCCACGTCAGGCTCTACAGTTGAAGAAAGAACTTGCAGGCACAGGCGGAACTACAGCAACTACAGCAAACGCTATTGGTAATGAAGCACTTCGTGGCTATTACATTGGCACACTTGCTGGTTGTTCAGTATATGAGTCAAGTCTTGTTAAATCAGACTTAGACACTGACACTGACACAGAAGAAAATATGGTTGGCGCTGTATTTGCTCCAAGTGCTATTGGACACGCTATCAGAGGCGGAGTAACAATGGAAGAGCAAAGACAAGCGGCGGCTCGTGCAACTGACATTATGATTAGTGTTGTAAAAGGCGAAGCCATTTTACAAAACGCTCACGGTGTTAAAATTGTAGGATCTGCAACAGACTAAGACTTAGGTTAACAGTTAAATTGCTAAGACGTTACATCAAGGAGGGGGTTTGTTGCAGAACAGATCCCCTTTTTGGCATATTATAAACTGGTATCTAGCGATTACGCTAAATACAATATAAGAAGCAGAAGGACTGTTTCAACTATTAAATTCACGGGGAAGGACTTCGTATGGCATACGCAACAATTGACGATTTGCTTGCTGTAGACCCACATATCACTGAATACGGTGTATTAGAATGGGACACAGAACTAGCAAACTCAGAATCAGAAATCAACAGACTCTTATCAGTTAGATGGTTCCCAAGTTATCAAAAGGGACGCACTGACATTCGCTATTCCAACTTAGCCGTCCTAATGGATGAAGACAAGTTGGATCCAACACAATGGACCAAAGCAACAGTATTTCACGCACTAGCATATCACATTTGCCCTAAACTTACAAAGTTTGAGGCTGAATCAGATCGTTTTAGAGAAATGATGGATTATTATCGTGGTAGGTTTGAAGATGAATTTGACTTGTGTTTACGTCAAGGCGTTCGCTATGATGCAAACGACGACAATGTATTCCAAGACGTTGAAAAAACTCCAGATGTGTTCTTAAGATTGCGAAGATAGAGTTGAACTATGAGCATTAGAGAAGACTTAGCCAATAACATAGTTGAAACCTTACAAGAAATTGAAACAGTTAAACCTGTTTTGGTAACACGCCAACCTTTCAATGTAGAAGAGTTGGCAATCACACAATTCCCAGCAATACTAGTCCAAACAACAACAGAAGATAGAGAGTTACTCACTATGGGCTCTGCCAGTGGCAGAAAACGTGGAGTAATTAGATATCAAATCCGCTGTTTTGTTAGAGGCAATGAACTAGATTCAAAACGCAACGACTTAATTGAAGCCGTTGACGAGATTCTTGATGAAGATAGATACAGAAACAAAACACGTTCAGTCGTAATGGATTCAACCGTAGTGAGTGTTGAAGTCATAGAACGTCAACCACCACTGGCTGAATTTGTAATGAATTTTGATGTCACGTATAACTATGTGATGAAAAACAACTAGCAGAGCGTGAGGGCGTATATGCAAAGGAGACTAAAATGAAGATAACAAAAAATGGAGTAGTCAAGTTTATTGATGATTCAAGACTTGATTATTACGAATTACAAGGTTGGAGTGGTGCAAAAGCCAAATCTAAACCTGTAAAAAATACGGTAACATCTAAACCCGCCGTTGACGAAGAAATAGAATCTTCTTCAGAAGAAGAGGTGGTAACACTAAACGAAGATAACAAAGGAGATTAATTATGGCATCTTTAGTAGGTAACGCAGGCGTCATCAATGTGGATTCACAAGCGGTGGCGGAAGTAAGAAGTTATTCAATTGAAGTAACTTCAGACACAATTGAAACAACAGCAATGGGCGATGCAAGTCGTCAGTATGTAAAAGGTTTACACTCATTCTCAGGTAGTGCAGACGTATATTGGGACGCAACACATTTTGACGCAACATCTAACCCAGACTTAGATGGTTTGATTCAAGGTTCAATTGGCGCAAGCCCAGTAGGACTTGTTGTATATCCTGAAGGCACTGGAGCAAACTGGAGTGGCAACATTCTTGTAACTGGCTATTCAATTACCGCACAAATGGACGGTATGATTGAAGCAAGTGTAAGTTTCCAAGGCTCAGGCCCATTAACATACGCAACATCATAAGATAACTGATGGCACGAGTTGATATTATAGGTATCAAACAGTTTATGGAAGCGGCATCCCAAGAGATTGCGGCTACCATAGACAGCCACGCTGACTTAGTCCAACGAACTGTGGTGTCAAAAACACCTAAGAGAAGTGGAAACGCTCGTCGCAACTGGAAGAAAACTAGTAGTGACAGCACAGGTTTTGAAGTTGAAAACCGTGTGCCTTATATAGAGCGTTTGGAGCAAGGCTCAAGTAAACAAGCACCAAGGGGTTTCACAAAACAAACTCTCAAGGCTACATCTAGAAGGAGAAAATAGATATGGACGGAAAAAATCAAACCGTAAAACCAATGGAGAAAATCACTGGACATTTTAGAAATAAAATTACAGGACAGATGAAATCCATCCACGTTCCAGAATGGGATTTGGAAATTTACTTCAAAGAAGTAAACACATTAACAGAAGAATCAAAAATGTTAAATCTTGCCCAACAAGGCAAAACAATTGAAGCACTTGTAGAAACACTTATTACAAAAGCACGTGATAAGGATGGAGCCAAGTTATTCAGACCTGCGGATAAAGTCACACTGATGAATGAAGCAGATCCTAATGTGGTTATTAGAATCACAGGGGAAATCAATAGTGCCAATGCAGATTCAAATATGGAGATTGCAGAAAAAAACTTAGAGGAGATCCAGATCTAGTTTTTGCTTTTAGACTAGCAAAGGATTTGGGTCTCCCCGTAACAACAGTGTTTGAAATGACAACAGCGGAATTTGCAGGCTGGGCGGCTTTTTATAAAATGGAAGCAGAAGAACAAAAGAAAGCAATGCAAAATTCTAAAAACAAAAGAGGACGGTAACCGTGGCACAGGATATTTACATTAGGTTTAAGGGCGATGCAAGTCACCTTAACCGCACACTAACACAAGTTAATAGAAGTATGCGAACTTTGGACCGTAATGGTAAAGGGGCTCGCAAAAGTTTAACTCAAATTGAAGGTGCGGCTGGTAGAGTATCCACAGCGTTGAAACTTGCTGGTGCGGCATTTGTTGGCTTTGCGGCTACAAGTGGTATCAGAGGTATCATACAGGCAACCACAACTTTTGAAGGCTTTAGAGCACAACTTACAGCATACCTAGGCTCACAACAGCGAGCCAATGCTGAGTTGGCAAGAATGGAACAACTTGCAAAAGGACTTCCTCAAACACTACAAGACTTAACCAATGGATTTGTTGTTCTCAACAGATATGGTATAAGCACAGCCAACGATTCAATGACAGCATTTGCAAACATTGCAAGTGCCAATAATAAAAATATGAGTCAATTGGCAGAAGCACTTGGTGATGCACTCACAGGTGAATATGAACGTCTAAAAGAATTTGGTGTAAAAGTAAGAAGTGAAAACGGAAGAACCACTGTTTTACTTGGCGATCAAATACTAGGTGTTGCAAACTCAGGACAAGAATTAATTGGATTGATTCAAGACTTGGGCGAAGAAGGTGGCAAATATTTTGGTGCGGCTGAGAAACAAGCAACCACACTAACTGGTGCTCTCAGTAGAATGAGTGACTCAGTTACACGAGCACAAAGAAATATTGGTGATGCTGGCTTTGGAGCCGCTGTTGGGCAACTAGCAGACAGAATGAGCACCGCACTTGACACAAATACACAACTAACAGAATCAATATCAAGAGGACTTACTCAAGCAACTCTTGTAGCAGGTGACGCCCTGTTCTTGCTATTTGAAAACTTTGACAAAGTTCTTATTGCTGTTTCAGCATTAATTGGTATTGGTATTGTTAAGTTTATGTTCAACCTAGGCAGAATGATTATAGGAACAACTGTTGTTGCTGTAATGGGTCTACTTCGTGCTTTTAGGGGACTAGCAACATTCTTAGTAAGAACACTTATACGAGGAGCACTTGGTGCTCTTGCACTTGCACTTGGTAAAATAACACTTGTGATAGGTGCTGTAGGTGCCGCGGCATATGGACTAGCGGCGGCTTGGGATTGGGTGTTTGGCACATCAATGAAAGAATCAATTGATGACTTTGCTGGCACAGCAAGAGACAAAATAGGTGAAATAGTAGATGAAATTTCAGGCTTAGGCGGAGAAGCATTTGAATCAGTAACTGGTATTGAAAGTCTAAGTGACGCACTTGAAACAGGCAAAAATGTAATGAATGATATGCTTGGTGTCACAGGCAGTCTAACTGATTATCGTGCAGAACTAGCAAGGCGCACAGAAGAACTACTTGAGTTGAGCAAGAAAAACAATGTTCAAATGAGTCAAGAAGAAGCGGCTACAGCGGCACTTAATGATATGAAGGAAAAGGCAGTTCAAATTGAAGAAGCCAGAATATCAAAATTAAAAGAATATCAAACAACACAAGAAACAGCACTACAAAACACAGCAGACGCACTTCGTTTAGAAATTAGTTTGTTGAATGAAACTGAAAGTGTTAGAGCCGCACACCTAGCAAGTCTCAAAGCAGAACAAGACTTTATTGAGAAAAATGTAAATCTCAAAGACGGTGAAGCGGCGGCATTCCGTAAAACTATTCTTGCAAGAGAATTAGAAATTGCCAAAATAAAAGAAAAATTAAATTTAGAAAAAGCACTTGTAGAATTTAGACGTCAAAGCACAGCCGCAGAAGAAGTAAATGCAGGCGCAAGTGCATTTGGTAGAGTCAATCCACTAGAAGGTGTAAACAAAACATATTCAGATGAATTAAAAGGCTTAGAGCGTTTACGTGATAGAGACTTGATTAATGAAGAAGAATATCTACGCACCAAATCACGTCTAAATCAAGAATACAGTAAAAAGATAAACGATTTACGCAAACAAGATGCACAACAGCAATTAGAATTAAATGGTGTTACTAACCAATCAATTATTGATGCTGTAACAGCACAAATGGATGCTGTTGCAATGATACAACAAGGCGGTGTTGTAGGCGCACAAGGCGCACTAACAGCAATGAACAATGTGTTGGGTCAAATGGCAGGGCAATCAAAAGAAGCATTTGAAGCACACAAGGCATTGAGTATTGCACAAGCATTGATTTCAACATACCAAGCGGCGGCAATGGCAATAGCATTTCCTCCAGGTCCACCTATATCACTAATTTATGTGGCTGGTGCGATTGCGGCAGGTATGGCGCAAGTAAACGCAATTAGAAGTCAACGCTATTCAGGTAGAGCACTTGGTGGTCCAGTTATGGGCGGTGAAAGTTATATTGTTGGTGAGAACGGACCAGAAATGTTTACACCAACCAACTCAGGTAGCATAACTAGAAATGATCAAATAGGTGGTGGAAGGCCCGTTGAAATCAACTTTACAATCAATGCTGTTGACACAGCATCATTTGATGAATTATTAATAAGCAGACAAGGCGTCATACAAAGTGTAATTAGTGATGCAATGTTAGAAAGCGGACAAAGGAGTAGATTCTAATGGCGGACATAGTAACACTTTACCCACAAGATCCAAGTTTCAATAGTATTAGTTTTAGAACTAACACACCAACATTGACAACTGAAACATTCAGTGGCAAATCACGTAGAACAGGATATGGCACAAGTTTTTATAGTTGGCAAGTAAAATATCCAACACTTACACCAGTTGAATCGTCAATTGTTTTAGGCTATCTAAGTCAAACATACGGACCTGCATTTAGTTTTGAAGTTATACTTCCAGAAATAAGTTATACAAATTCAACAAATCCAATTAATTCAGGTGCAATAACAGGATCAGCAACCAAAGGTGCAAAGACAATTACTGTTACAAACTGTGGTGCTGGCAAAACTCTAATTGGTGGCGACTATATCAAGTTTGCAAATCATTCAAAAGTTTATCAAGTAGTAGGCACAGCAACAGCAGACAGCGGTGGTGCAATGACACTTTATTTCTCAGGAAGCCTAGTAGCAGATGTTCCAAACGCAACAAGTTTAGAATTTAATGACGTAAAATTCACAGCAATACTTGATTCAGATGTTCAACAGTATGATATTGGCGTAGGGGGTTTTACATCACTAAATGTCAATATGAGAGAGACTTGGTAAATGAAGAGTTTCTATACAGACACAACACTAAGAGATGAATACTACCGTGATGTAAACTTTGCTGTAGACTTAATTGAACTACATCTCAAAGATGCATCAAATTCAAGTGACACAATATACCTAGCATCAGGTGCAATTGATGTTGATTTTAATTCACCAACAGCACCAGAAGCAGGCACCAATGTATATTCAGCACAAGGTGAGTTTTTAGCATACTCATCAATCAACGAAGACTTTGACGTAAAGGTAGGCAAGTTTACAATCAACTTGTCAGGGCTACCTAGTGGATATATTGACAAATTTGTAAACAAAGAACCTGAACTAAAAAGAGTGTGCGTTTATAAAGCGTTTTTAAGCACCACGGACCTACAAATTGTATCAACACCTATACTAATGTATGATGGTGTGATATACAATGTAGGCATTCAAGAAAACTCAAGCACTTGTTCAATATCAGTAGAATGTGCAAGTAAGTTTGCAGACTTTGAAAGACTAGCAGGGCGTAAAACAAACAATTGGAGTAATTGGTTATTGCAAGGTGTAAAATATGACACAGCAATGGAAAAGGCTGGTTACGTAGGCAACACAGAATTCCTATGGGGTAGATTAGAATGATTGTAAGAACAATGCGTCCAGAAGAAATAGACTTAAATGTAAATCTATTTCGTCAATATGCTGATGAAGCAGGTGAAACAAATCCAGCACTAGGTGCACAGTATGACGAGAACTCAGTGGTTAGTTCAATAAGAAGTCGTTTGATTTCTCCTGATGCTTGTTGGTTTAGTTTGTTAGACAACAATCGTCCAGTAGGCTTTATAAGTGGCGGACTAACACAAGCACCTTGGAACGATCAAATTTTGTATGCACATATTGAAATGATATATGTGCTGAAAGAAAAACGTTCAATGGATGCGTTTCGTAGATTAGTAGATGAATTTCAAGACTGGGCTGTTGCAATGGATGCAACCAGTTTAACCGCTGGCGACATTGGCATTGATCCAGAAAGAACTAAACGTGTATACACAAGTATTGGATTTACTGAAGGATGCTTTATGACAAAGGAGATTGATCTATGAGTGGTATAGTTAAAGGCATCAAGAAGGTTGTCAAAGGTGTTATCAAAGGTGTAAAAAGTGTTGTCAAAGCCGTTGTCAAAGGTGTAAAAAGTGTTGTCAACTTTGTTGTTCAACCATTCCTTGGATTGTTTGGTGGCTATGATGTGCCTGATGCACAAGCAGAAGCAGAACGCCAACAAGGTGTTCAATTTACACGACAAGGCAGTGAAACTCCTATACCAGTAGTATATGGATATCGCAAAGTTGGCGGTGCTATTACATTTGCAGAAACAGGATCTACAAACAATCAATATCTTTGGGTTGCTTATGTGCTGAGTGAAGGCACAATTGAAGGTTTACGTGAAATCTTTATTGATGACAACCAACTACCAGAAACAATTATTAGACAACTCAACAATGGACAAACTGTAAACATTACAGAAGGCAGATACAAAGACAGAGTGCAATTACAATTCAGTCACGGTGTGTATAATAATACACCAAGTGTAAGTGGTGTTGGCACGTGGAGTATATGTAAGGATGCACCTAGTTGGAAAAACTCAATGGTATACAACGGTATGGCTGTGGTGTTTGCTCGTTACTATTGGAAGAAAATTGAAACAAATGAAGATGCAGAAGCAAATCCATTCAGTGGCGGCATACCTGAAATAAAGGCGTGTATACTAGGTAAAAAAGTTGCGGCGCTAACAAGTGGCACACCATCAAGTTACACATACGACAACGCACCAGTAAGATATTCAACAAACCCAGCAGAATGTATTTTAGATTACCTACGCAATCCACGTTATGGTAAAGGACTTGTCAACGACGACATTGATTGGACCAGTTGGGAAACAACAGCAAACAAGTTCAACACACAAGTAGAATATGTAAGTGGTATTAGAGGACCAATACACACTCTCAATTATGTAGTAGACACTGGCAACACTATATTCAACAACATCAAGACAATGTTACCAAACTGTAGAGCATATATGCCTTACATACAAGGTAAATTCAAATTAAGAGTAGAAGATGCTGGCAACGACACAGATATTACATCAGGCACAGCAACCATCGTAGCAACATTTGATGAAGACAACATAGTTGGTGACATCACCTATAGTGCGGTAGAAGCAACAAGCAAATATAACCAAGTGAGTATAACTTATGTCAACCCAGACAACAAATGGAGTAATGACACTGTTGTATACCCTGAATCAGCCGCAGAGAGACAAACCTATATAGACAAAGACGGTGGGCGTGTAAACAAACTTGACGCAACATTTGGCGGAATTACCAATTATGCTATTGCCAAAGATATGGCAAAACTTATATTCAATAAAAGTAGACTTCAAGAAAGTTGCACTCTAACAGTTACTTCACAAGGTATAGAATTAGAAGTAGGCGACAACATTAGAATACAAAGTCATATGTTGAACTTTGGAACAACACCTTGGCGTGTTGTTTCAATCAAATACAACAATGATATGAGTGTTGCATTGGCGTGTGTTAGAAACCCAGACTCAATATATCCGCACACAAGAGTTGGCGAAGAAGATATTGTATTGCCAACTTATACACCAAGAGGTGCAACAATCATCTATCCATTGTTTGACACAACAATTCCTATTGGACTTGTGCCACCAACCAACTCAGTGGTGCCTGTTACATATGAATCACCAACTATTACTGGTGTAAATCCACAGACGTTCAGCACACCAGGCATCAACTCAGTAACTGTTACAGGAACAAATTATAAAACTGGCGCAACGGCTGTATTCATTGGTGATGACGG